GGACAAGTATTAAATATTTGAATTTGTGGCCTTCCGCTTTGCTTTAGCTTTAAGTATTCGTGAATTTGAATCTTCCCTTGTATTCTATTTTTATCAGCCCTTCGTAGTTTATGCCCTGCCTGTTGCAGAGACTCACCAACTGTCGGGCCTGTTGTTCCTGTCCTTGCCCAAGCTGCCGTATCTAAGACACCTGCAACCGAGAAAGGATCTAGAAGTTCCATTTGGGTGATCATCTCACCTAAATCAACTCCTGTTAGATTCTTTTTGTACAACTCTCTGTACACAATTAAAGTACCGTCTGATGGATCTACTGCTGCCCATACACAAGCACTTTCTGAGGCGTAACCATAGTCAATACCTTTAGTCCTTTCCCAGCCTATCGGTATCTCGAAGGGTGGTATAACATGCGCCTCAGTATCAAACTCAACAAAGGCTGCGCCCTCGGTAATATCCCAATTACCCTCTAGAAGTTGTCGTCTTTGTACTTCTGGAAGAGCTTTAAGCATCTCTTCGTAACGTCCATCTTCTGCAAGATACGGGTTATCATCTAGTCTAGCAGGTATAAATCTCCTTGTTAGACCATCAGCACCCTTAAAAGCCTCTCCCGGCTCAAAGGGATCAACATATCTCTTCTTAACCCAGTGCGCCCCAACGCCTCCGGGGTTTGCTGTGCAACGTAGATATGGCATTATCTCAGAATCGGTTGTTCGTAGCCTTGACGACAAGTAATTCCAACCAAACTCTGTCGGCAAGTGCGTAATCTCATCAAAACCAATCCACGAATAGGATTGACCTTGGTATCTGTACACATCTGCATCTCTCTCAAGGAACCCAAACTCTATTTTAGCACCACTTGGGAAGTTCCAAATCTTTTCAACTTCCCTAAACTTAGCCCCCGGAAAGGCCTGTGGATACAATTCCCTTGACTTGTCGATTAACTCCCGCAACTCTGGCATAGTACGTCGTAATATTAACGCTCTATGAGCAGAGCGGTGGCAAAACCGCAGTGGGTCCACTAACATAGCGTAGGATTTTCCTCCCCCTGCGGCCCCGCCATAGAGAACATCTTTCTCGGGGGCTGCTAAGAACTCAGTCTGTGGTCCATCATTCGGTTGGAAGATAACGTGTTCTTTGTAAACTGTCTTCTTGACCGCATCTGGTAAGACCCTTTCTAAGTCTTCTCGCGTTATTAATTTTCCGCTTGGCGTCTCCTTATCTGGAGACTCATCTAACTTTTGCTGTACATTCCTTTGCTTCTTGACCTTGACTCTAGCCCTCTTAACCTTCTTTTCGAGCGTGTCAAGTCTTTTTTCCTTGTCTCGTAAAGATCGTCTAGCCGACATCTTTGCTTTTGTTTCAGAGTGGAAATTATATCCTCTTGTAGTTGTTCCTTTGGGTCTCCCTCCCTTTCGTTTAGGAGTTCCATCTCTCTTGAGGATAAACGCTCCTTCATCGTCTTGCTGATAAGAGTCTGGATCTATGTCCCAATCGTTCTTCTGAATCAGATCTTCCATATTTCTTAATAATCTTCTTTTGAAGACCCTTGATCGATATATCCTTGCCGGTCTTGTACTTTAACCACTCTGTACCCTCTCTTAAATTGAGGAAACCAACAACCACGGACTCTTCCACCTCTTGAAGAGACTCTAAATGCTCTTCATTAGGGATGATATAGTATCTATCACTCGGATCGAGGTTATAACCAAATGGTATATCTCCAGATCCTTTACGCTTCCGAGTACTCTGCATCAATTACTTCACCTTTAGAGGGTAGTATAAAGATGCCTCCACTCGAAGTGTGGTTAACATCTACTCTGTCTGTCTTACCTAGACCTATTCGGTCTAAAATGGTCTGTGCAGCTTGTAAACGTACATTAGCTTGTGGTATAGGTACTTCAGAATCCATAACATCCACCAGCTTAATAGCTGCTTTAGGTGCAGACTGAGCAAGGATATGAGAGGCCAGTTCTATTATCTCTTTTTTTAATGATTTTACGACTTGGGTATAGCTGCCTTCGGCATATCCTGCAAGCTCTGCTGCTTCTTTCGGATCACCTCCTGTATTTACTAGGTTATCCAGAAAGGATTGTTGTCTTTCGGTCAACTCGCGTTCATCAGAACGCCCATCTTTCGATAAAGAAGATGTAAAGGTTGCTAAAGACTGAATAGATTTATCACTCATAGACCCCTATTATAGGGCTGGATCTGGGTTTTGTCAAGTCTTTTTCACCTTTTTCGCCTAAAAAGGCTAACTTCCATTATTTCTCCATTGTTTAACCTTGACAAATCGTGAAATCAACCCTATAATAGAGGAACAGGCCGTGAGGGTTGTTACTATATAGAGTATAAATAGTATATATAGGCTTAATAGGCGTCAAGGTGTACAGTTTATTATATCAATCCACAAGGTTCACAAGGCTAAATAGGCTAAAATGTTCTTGATTGTGTTATATGTATGGGTGGGGGTGGCGTGGCCTCCTGCCTACCCCTAACAAGCAGCCTCCTAACAAGTCGTTTTAGCCTAACAAGCAGCCCTCTCTAACATCTCGTAAGCCTAACAAGGTGCAAGAGTTTCATAACAAGTCGTTACGCTAACAAGTCGTACTAACAAGGCGTTGAAGTCTCAAAAGGCTAATAAGTCTAACAAGGCGAACAAGGTTCACGACTAGGGGACCACTAATAAGCCTAACAAGGTGCGTCTTTTCTCTCCGTAGGCTGGTAAGGTTTTCAAGTACTTACCCACTTATACCCGCCTCCATTGTTTATTCATAATAGTCCACTTTATTTCCATAGTTTATTGGTCTCAGATTAGGTTTCTGCATAAAAAAGGTTTATAAAAGGAGTGTAGTTTTCAACAACACAGGAAAGAACAGTGAGATACATAAAAGCAAACGCAGTAGATAGAAACGCCTCAAGCGAGGTCCGATACAACCGTGGTCAGATTGCAAGATGCTCGACCACTGGCAAGCTCTACAGCTTGCGAGGCTTTCGAGCCAATGGCGACCATGTATGGGTTGAGGTTAACCCGTCAGCGCCACGGCCACGGTTTAGGGTCTTGAAGGCTCGACCAGCGGTAACGTTTAACCCTAACGGGATCATGACAGCGCGACCCAAGTCCAAGCGCCAAATGTATGGCCGTCCCTTGGCACCACTTAACTACAGAATGGGAGTTCGAGTATGATTGACAATCAAGTAATCGTTAGAGTTCGTGAGGTTTACGGAGTCGAGCGAATCTACCCTGTAAATGAGAACGCGCAACGATTCGCAGACTTGACGCGCAAGAAAACGCTTGATCGCGTAGACTTGCGAGATATTAAGGCGCTAGGTTTTAACGTAACAAGTGAAGCACCTACACTATAAGAGGATATGAAAATGAAACTATCGAAGGCTGGAAAAATGCCGTGTAGGTCTTGGAGCTTGCAAGCTATCGAGACTTGTCCCGGCTCTATAGGTAGCGATGGCGAACTAGCAGACGCTTGCGCGGGATGCTATGCGACCACAGCAAACTATCACTTTCCGAATGTTAAAGCGGTGCGAGCGCACAACAAAACGGACTGGAAGCGTAGCGAATGGGTAGCGGATATGGTGCAAGAATTGGATAACGATAGATACTTTCGTTGGTTTGACAGCGGCGACGTGTACGACGTAAGGTTAGCGCGTAAGATCTTAGAAGTAATGAAGCTTACGCCGTGGTGCAATCATTGGCTGCCGACTCGGATGCATAAGTTCATGAAGTTTCGTAGGGTTTTCATAGCTATGGAGACACTTCCTAATGTGGTCGTGAGGTATTCTAGCGACTCGGTTAGTGGTGGAATTGTGAAGGGACGCCACACGAGCACCATTATACCGACGCCAAACGATGCGCGATCAGGTATGACAGTGTGCGAAGCGTACCAACGCGAGGGTAAGTGCGGGACGTGTCGAGCATGTTGGAACAAAGACACTAAAGTGATAGCCTATCCAGCGCATGGTGTTAAGATGAACAGGTTGATAACTGTTAAACGATTGGCAGCTTAGGAGGCAGCATGAAAATAAACGTACAAGTACAATTCGACGATGACTTTTTAGCTGGTGAGG